AACATCCTATTTCAAAGAATCATACTGAGCGTAACACTGCTTTAAAGCAATCCTCAACTCATCAGCATCCATCGCTAGTTTGACAATATCTGTTGCGCTCTCTCGGTGAAGGTCTTTTCCGGAACAGCCACTTTGTCCAGCACTGGAGGTTTCGGACACTCCACTACCCGAGGGGCGCTCTGGCCTGTGGCGCAAGCTGTCAAGGAGCAACTTATTAGTATCAGCAACTTTCTTAAGTTCACGATCCTTCTCCTGACGTAACTTATCGGCATTACCTTGCATTGCCTGTTCTTTTTCCCTCATGGCCGTAACATTAGCCGCGTATTCCTCAGCCAATTTAGCTCTCTCCTGATCCCACTTGGCTTGAATCTTAGCCTGACCAGCATCGTCACCTTGCCAGTGACCAACACCGTAGGCTAAGACCACAGCTACAACAGAACCAGCTATGAAATAAGGATTCATTTCTTAGGAGGAATAGCAGTTCCATCTAACTTCTTATGAACCTTAATCTTTTTGCAAACTTCTACTTCTTTACCTTTTTTCATTTCTTTAGTGCAAACTTCTTTCATTTCTCCACCAGCAAACGCAATAAGTGGAACAAACGCAATAAGTGCAATGAGCTTTTTCATTCGATCTCCGGGTGTGGTGGTTGAGCAGGAGCAGGTTTGCCTCTAAAACCCTCTACAACAGGCTGTGAGGCGCTTATTGGATCAAGTGTAGATTCAGTCCTAGCCCACTGCGGAGTAGGCGTAGAAGCCTTCCAAGTCTCCTTAGGCTTATCTTCCCTTTCTTCTTTAGTCGATAGTCCGGGAGGCGTAAACTGCGGCAAAGCATCTTTACCCTTAACAGCTAATAGAGTTGCCAAACTGCCAAGTATGTACTTAGACATATCTGACAGGATCAAAAAGAACTGCTTATCAGCAGGAGCCATTCCATTCATAGGCTGTGTCACAAATACAACACTATAAAGTGACACTCCAACCATGATAACTACAGTGCAACAAAAGGTTAATGCGATACAAAACTTAATTACCGCATCGTGTTGCTCCTGCGTCATTGCAAGAAACTGGCTTATCAACTTTAGGGGATTCATCTTTCATGTCCTCTGGTTTGGTCAATTGATCTGGGCATGTGCCTGTTGCTGAACAATAAGGCCGTTTACACTGCTTCTTTTCCCAATTCTCAGGGTCTTGGCATTCGTACCGGAACCTATCACACCCAAATAGACTAAATACCAAGCATACGAGCAATACGCGCATACTGAAGCTCCCTATCTTCCATACCCTTATAACCACCATTAATTACCTTCGTCATACCCTTTAAATCTCCAGCATCAGCGAACTTATTCAGGTTATTAGTCTCCCAGAACCAGCAAGCACTCTGGGCTGCGCCTTCAAAAGTCTGCATATACTCCGAGGCTTCTTCAGGAGTAATCTCAAGACTCATAGCAAACCGTTTGTAATTATCCTTGCCCGTGAGCTGAATTAGACCTTTTCCTGCGTACTTAAAACCCTCACCAGAGGCTTCATCACCGTTACCCATACGATTAGCATAAACACGGTTAGCAATCTTCTGAGGCTGCTTCTCGTACCTTTGAGCAGACTCCATATCGAAATACTTAGGAAAGACCTTGAGAAGCCCTGAAGCCTTGTAATTCAGGTTCTCAGTGACGTAAACGAATCCACCTGATTCATGATGACACTGCGCCATGAAGTAAGCCACTCGTTTAGGAGTGTTAATGTCGTAGTCGTTAAGCAGAGTCCCACCACCTAATTCAGTCTGAGCACCAAATAAAGTGGAATGCCATTGCTCTGCATATTTAGTGTGTGGCGCAAACTCTTTAAATTGCTTTATGGAAATCACATACCCTCCAATATCTTAGCCCTGAGTTCTCGCATCTTTCTAACTTCGTGAATAGCCGCCTGTGTAGCGTTGTGCATGTCTAAATAAGTCATCGCTAATAGTGGAATAGCAATAACAAACGTCAATGCCATTATTGCAAGACATAATACGATAACGAGCGATACGTCTGACTCATCCTTATTAGAATTATTACGCCCCACATCCACCCCACCACGAACAGGATTGCCCCAATCCATGTTGCTAGAGCCTTTAGCTTGTTTATTGTTCTTCTGCGTTGCCATGCGATTATCTGGTTCTTCCGCAATTCTTCAGCTAAAGCAACATTCTGCTCTTCAACTATTTGTTCCCACATAGACTCAAAACGAGTCCATACATCGCGTAATTCTGGTGGCGTGTGGTACACCATTAATTCCCGTACTTCTTTCAATGAGGCATCTAGCTGCGTTCTTATCTGAATCCTTCTTAACGCTCTTCTAGCTAGGCTCTCATCCCCCTTATATACCTTCTTAGAGTTAGCTTCTTCCTCGATAAAGGCTTTAGCTAACCTGTCGTACTCGTCAATAAAGTTCCCTAGATGATCCCAGATGCTATTTAAAGCATCTTGTGGATGAGTCTTAGAAACTTCCTGAATTCTCTTAATCTCCTCGTTATATTGCTTAACCTGAGCAGGAGTAGGGTCAACTATCTTATGAAACTGTTTCTTTAAATCCGCTAATACGTCTGATACGTCCCCGGCTGTGTTTTTAATTTCCTTATATAAAGCAACGCCACGCTTACAAAGATCAATTGCAGTCGTGGCGGCTTTAAATGCAGCAGCTATAGTGATCGGATCAATTTTTTAACTCTTTATATGACCATTACCGCCTAACCATACAAGAAGGAATAATGCTCCAGCGCCTACGATCCAGAATATCTTCTTGACCACAGAACGACCCACTTCTTCATAGATTTTCTTGAAAGCAACCTCAGCAGCCTTTTCTGCGATATGGTTGATCTGCTCGTCAGTAAGTTGAACCTTTTCCACTTCTAGCTCCATTATTGGTTGATATTCGCCAATCTCACCAAATTCACCCGCTACCGCCCTGTTAAATAACTCTCTACCGTAATCTTCTGGATCATCTGCTCTAGCAGTAAATGGTAACTTCTGACCGCTAATAGTGATAATCATATCAATACCAGTGTGCTCCGCGTTAGCCCATCTCATTAGCTAATCCGAAGAAATAAAGTAACTCTAGAAGTAGTACCACCAGAGTTAAAGTTTTGCCTACCCATAGCTCTCCATGTTCCAGAAAGAGCATTTGAGCCACGGTGAAAAGTAATTCCACTAGGAGTCGTATCAGCCCCAACAGTATTTACATTGTAAAGACCAGCAGGATAAATACTTGAACCAGACACAGTGCTACCCTCAGAGAAGCCAGTTGTAGCTATATAACCAAATACATAAGTTCCCACAGCACCGTAATCTAATGCAGCTATCTTAGCCCCTACATCTACCGTTACAGCACCCGTAGAACCATCTACAGACGTTACACCAGTGTTAGTAATCGTAGGATTACCCGATACACCATTGCCATTAGTTACAGAGATACCAGTACCAGCAGTAATCGTTCTAGCTGTAGTCGTAGCCGATGCAGTACGAACCACTACACCGTTAGCGCCCGGATCAGCAAGTCGCGTAGAACCACCTACCGCAGTATCAACATAAGCAGTCGTAGCTACCTTAGTCGTATTGTCATTAGGAGACTGAGTAGTAGCTGTAGCAGTTGATCCTAAAGCTACCGTAGAGCTAAATACAGCAGCACCAGAGCAGGTAAACGCGCCGCCTACTGTAAAACCATCTCCATCAGTACCACTTTGCATATCCTTTAACTGAGCCATTAACTCACGGATTGCATTATTTATACCAGATGGAGCACAGCCTTCAGCAATGTTAATCCCACCAATATCGGTATTGTTTGACGCTGTTGAACTGTATTCAGATACTTTGTTCTTTGGCATGATTACTCACCGTAAATTTGTTGTAACTCTTCCTGCGTGACATTTAACGGAGTCAGCAGCCCTCTAGCACCAGTAATAGCAGGAGTTAAGTTTCTAGGAATTTGTGGAGCACCACCAGCCCTCATTACATCTGCTAAGTTCTCAAGAGAACGACGACGCATAGCCGTAGCTCCTGCTCTAGCACCCATAGCGCCTAATGCAAATGGAATACCAATTGCAGGATCGTAAACAGAAGCGCCACCAGCAAACAATCCACCAACTGGCCCTGTAGGAGCAAATCGACCGTAGAACTTCAGCAAATTCTGCGTCGTAGAACCTTTAGCCGCAGCACGAATTGCAGCCTGTTCATCTTTAGTGAACATACGCATTTGCTTGTCATTCTTAGCCAATTGACGAAGCTGCTGTGCCATAGAATTTTCAGCACCAGACTGAGTAAATTTACTCACATCAAGTTGTGCATTTTCTAACATGCGCTCAAATATCTCGCCCTTCATCTGACGAGAATATTGATCTCTGGCTTGTTTCCAAATACCAACACCAGTTTTAGTATTTGTTCCAATAATGTCAGACGTAGGAGCATTCAGCACATAATCGTCAAACTTCTCTTTGAGAATCGTAGCCAAACGACGCTCAGCAGCATCAGGGCTGGCTTGAGCATTCTGAACAATCTTTCTCAATGCCTGAAGCTCTGTGAAGTCTTTAGGAGTTTGAGCAGTTAATTCATTAATCGCAGCTTCAATCTTTGGATAACCAGTAGGTGTATAACCTTCCTGACGCAGATCGCCAGCAATCTTAGCCATGTTCTGAGAGAACTTTTGTGGTTCAAATGCAATACCAGCTTGCTTGGCTCGATCAAATAATTTAGATGCTTGCTGCGATATTTGCTCACGACTAGGGCCAACCGTCTGACGCACACCCATACCAAATGGAGCACCAGTAGCCATACCAGCAGCCATTCCAGCAACAGGGCTACCAGTTTCTTCAGCCACAGTTTGAGCAGCCATAGCAGCAGGAGCAGCCGCAGCTAATTGCCTACCCGGTTGTTGAGCCATTTGACCAGCAATAGCCCGACCCATCTCAGTAGTAGCTGTTTTAGCAATAGACGGCAATGTAGCCAATTGAGCAGCAGTTCCACCCAATGCACCACCACCAGCCTGAATAGCGCGTTCTCCAGTAGTCTCAGGAACAGGAAAGCCCATTCGAGTCAGAAGATTCTCTACAGCACCAGCAGGTGAAAGAATTTGATACTGTTGCGGCAAAACCACATTAGCGGCTTGTGTAGCTAGTTCAGCAGCAGGTAAAGCCAAAGCACCAGCCAACATCCCCGGAGGGCCTAGAGGAGCACCTAGAGCCGCACCAGCAGCCACAGGAGCAGCACCCCTAGCAGCAAGTCCAGCGCCTCTTACAAGCTCTTCTCCCATACCTCTAGGTTGAGCTTGAGACAGAGCAGCGTTATACGCCTCTGTATCACTCAAGTCTCGATCAGATTGAACCTGATACGTTCCTGAGCCGGGGATTGTTATCTCATAAGTAGGCATTATTTCACCTTCTTAACAGTGACACCTTGTGGTAATACGTTTCCTTGCGGCTGCTGCACAACTCCACCCTTCAGAACATCATCAAACTCACCGTTATATCCGTAAGTACGAGCATATTCATTAGGGATTGTCTTTAATGCACGATTAGCACTATCAATATATTGTTTAAGTTGTTTTCTTAGCTCTGCTTCTTTAAGGCCAAGTTTCAAAGATGCTTGAATATTTGATAATGCGCCCATTTCACGTTCTGTCACATTACCAACAGCGCCACCTGTAGGAGATGCAGTTCTCATTCTCTGAATTTCAGTTACGAAAGAACGTGTTTGTAAATTTTCAAGTTTCTGAGCACCAGAATAAGCATCTGTTCCGGGTATTTGAGACATTTTTGGCCCAAGCATTCCAGAAACTGCTTTTAATTCAGCAGGGCTATTCAACAACGCCTGAGCAGCATCTCTAGCATCAACCAGTTGAGTAACCGTATAGTTCACCAAACCAATAGTTGCAGGTTGAGCAGACAGTAATTCCTGCTTTTTCTTTGGCGTAACTTTTGAATCTGGCTGTTGAACCAATGGAACAACCTTGCCAATATCAACAACAGGTTTTGTTGGTTGAGCTTGTTGTACTTTAGTTTGTTGGGCAGGAGCAACTTCACCAGTTCTTTGCATCTGAGCAGGAACTTGGGGAGCAGGAGGCTGTGCCATCGGTGGAATAGGGCCGCGAGGGACAACAGCAGGAGCTTGTGGTGCTGGTTGTGGTGCTAGTTGTGGAGCAGGAGGAACACCACCCAACATTTGCTCACGCGATACAGGAAGCGTAGGAGCAGCACCAGTTTCAAACTTTAGCTTTTGTGCATCGATAGCAATCTTGGTTTGATCTGCCTGAGTCGGAGCATTAGCAAATGCCAAAATGTTACGGTTTTGCTCAGGAGTGAGTTTAGTAGCATCGTTAGTGCCAAACGTGTTGTAGGCATATTGACCAACAATACCGTCGTACTTGTATTGCCTAGCAGACTCCAATACCGCCTGATCTACCTTTTGAATTGCCCCGATAAGCTGATCTGGCTTTAGGCTTTCTTTAATCTGTGCAATAGCTTGATACTGGCCTTTATACTGCTCAGGAGCCTTAGCAATACGATCCTGAATATCAATATCACCAGCCATTACCTGCAACTGACGTTCACGCAGCTTTTCAGCCATGCGAACAGAAGCCTCTGCCTCTTGCGGTTTACGCATAGAACGATAAGCAGAAGCATCAGCCAAAGACTCATTAATCTGACGCTCAAGATTAGCAATCTCTGGGTTACCAGTAACAGTAACCGGAGCCATGCCGCCCTCAGCAGGAGGAGCATCCGCAGGAGCAGCAGGAGCCATAAACGACTCACGCTGACGCTGGAATGCCCTCATCTCAGCATATTGCTTAATCGCATCAGTAGGATTAGAACGAATATAAG